TGCGCGACCATATCTGGCCTCTGCTGTCTCATGCGAGACTCACCCTAGACCTGTCTCATTTTCGTTACATCAACGCTTTGACTCGGTGTAGTCTTTGAAAGGTAACTCATCCCCCCTTTATTTACACGGTAATTGTAACATGTTCAGCCCTCGCAAGCGGTGCATACGTTATCACTCACTGTTAAGTTAAACTTGCTTAACACATCAAGAGTAAAGCCCCCAATAGGGAATCGTTCATAGTACGCCAAGTCCTGCACTGTTTTAATATCAAATAGGTGTTCTGCTCCGTCTGGCTTGGTAATTCGTACTGTGTCGTTAAGTTGCATAGGACTTACTATTTTACCATAAACAAAAAACCGCCCTCTAATCAAATTAAAGGGCGGCTGTAGTTGTTAGAAGTAGTGAGTGAACCTACCTGTGTTGCTATTTTCAAAGTGCAGGTACATCTCTACGGCAGGTACGTTGTGGAAGCCTTTGAGGGCGTGCCACGGGTCGGCTGGTGAAGGTGATCGTACCATTTCAACATGAACCTTTCCTTCGACCGGCGCTCCATGCTTGATGGTAATAAGTCCGTTGTAGTCCTTTTCTTTGTTCTTAACCAACTTGCTGCCACGCACGCTCCTATCTTTGTGATGCTTATGCGCGATGTACACATAGATACGTGTGATAGGTTTACCAATCAGCGAGATTTCCTCTTGGATAGTACCGAGGATTTCTTCTGATTTAGCTTCTCCGTGAGTAAATACAATCAAGTCATTTCCAAACAAAAAGTATTTGAATGGCCGTTGGTCGATACTACTTGGGTGAACGTGTACCCGTGGGTGGTTACGGAAGTATGCAGCAACATTTTGGGACACAGACCAGCCAGCAACTCTATCGTGATTGCTGTGAACGTGAGCCAGCCATACGTTGTGATTTTTAGCAAATCCTTCGATTGACTTGATGTACATTTCACTGGCCAGCATCATCATAGACTCGACTGAACCGTAGGCATCTTGTGGTGTACCAGAAGTAGTTGTGTTTGAGTTGTTGTCAACATGGATAATGTCGTTACCCATTGGAAGCAAGATGTCAGACACCCCAAACGGCTTAGTAAGAGCAAACAGGGCAGCTTGACCCTCCAGCACTTGCTTTACCGCCATGTCAGGGGTATAGTCGTTACCTGTTCGTATAAGTTCGCAGTGCTTACCAATATGAACATCGAAGTTAGCAGGAATCGCCAGTGTCTTTGAGGGTACAGGCGATTTTCTGATTCTCGGAGCGGCCTTTTGAAGACGCTTCAAGAAGATTTCTTGGTTGTCGATTACCTCTTGCTCTGCTGCTTTGTTGGCAAACAGTGAGGAATATTCTTTCGTCTTGTGCCAGAAAGCACGCCAGTTGTCAAATGGTAGTCCATTAGCTTCACAATGCACCTTGAAGGCATTGAGTTCAGCTTGTGTTGGTTCACGAGACATGATACTTTCTCCTTTCAAAGAGCTTGTGTCTGTACCAATTATACCACTATGTAAAAGCGACCCATGCACAGGGCATTGTGGGTCGCGTCCAGCTCTATTTATAACAGCTTTCTTTGTAATATTTAGCACAGCAGCTATATCAGCTACTGGTGTTCCTTTCTCGTACTCAGCTCTAATGTATTCTTTGCTCATGTCCTGATTGTAGCACGCTGACAGGGGTGATTATCGGTTGTCCACAGTCTTGTTTAAAGCTAGATAAAGGTTGGCTACGGCTTCTTCTGGGGTTTTGCCTAGCTCTTCGTTGCAGCACCAGGCATGGTCTTTTTGAACCAACCCTGGAGCATACGATAAGTTGCCAAACATTTCCCCACACGCTTCTATAAGCTCTGATAAGGTGGGTGATAGAATATTCTTAGTCTTATCTAAGCTGAACCATTCCTCCGTGTCTAAATTCTGGAGATAATGATACACCTCCCATTCTGTTCCATTACCATGCTCATTAAAAGAATACCAAAATTCACCTTCCTGTGGAAACCCTGCATCCTTTAGCTCTTTTGCTAATTCATATGTCATATTTATTTCTTATTACTCCTAAACCTCCACCCACACTGACTAGTGCAGTATTTAATCTTGTGCGGTGCTAGCTTCTTGTCGCACTGTAGGCAGGTTTTCATTCAATAATCTCCTTTACCTCTATCGAGTAAGGACGGTGCTGGAAGTCGTTATCCATTAGGCGCTGGACGTGTGGGATGTCCTTTGGTGATGGTTCGTTGTCTACGGTGATGATTGCGAGGATTTTCATACTACTTAGGGTTATTGGGTTGGGTAATAAATAAGGGGCTGTCTTTCGCTACTCTCAAATAGTAGCAGTTGTCATCTTCTCCTGTTACACATCTGAGAATCTCTTTTTCTGCTTGTAACATCATCTCCTTTCGCTTCTGGCGTTCTGCTTGGAGGGTTTGGGTGAGCCAGTCTTTAAGTTTTGGCAATGCGACATCTAAATGGTCTCCAATATCACCCTCATAGCATCCACAGAAAAAGGCTGGGGTAACACTGTTCTCGTCCCAAGATTTATCTTCATAAACAGTATTTGTTCTAAAGAATGTATAAACCATGTGCTGTACTGTCTCCTCTACACTTCTCTCTGTGTTTGTTTTCATACAATCTCTACCTTAAATAATAAGTGGGGGAACAGTGCACTCGCTGCTGTTTGAAAGTCCTGTGGTGTCTTTAGTCCGTAGTTCTGTCCAGCTATCTCCCCGTGGTAGCCAGATGCGGTGGGGACGATCCTGATGGTGTTCATACTAAATCTTTTGGATTGCACGATTATGAATAGTAAGTGCTGTCACTTTGTTTCTAACTTCTACTGGGTATGCCCACTTGACTGTCACGTGTTGTTTTACTTGTAGTTTCATATATTTAATACCTTACTGGTATACCTCTACAATACTCCAACTACAGGAAAGGTCAAATCAGTTATCCCCAGATTGTAGTTCTTCTAGTATTCGACTCAGCCGATCATACTGTTCTATATAAAAATGCACGTCACATTTGGTGTATACGTTTTTCTTCTCCATCAGGTCTTCCCACCAGTCCATTCCCTTTACTTGTATTAGTTTCCCTGTCCACAGTATCTCGTCACAGTGCAGTCGGAGGTGAGCTTGGTTAGTTAGCGGTATAAGGTTTGGTAAATAGTAACGTAATGCAGAGCTGGTACTCTTTTTGATAGCGTGGTGGGCAACCTGTGTGTCTTCTCCAGTAAAAATACAGTGTGGGTGCTGGAGCTTTATAATGGGAGTCAGTAACTTGTCGCACTTGTTCCGCATCGTCTTGACTGTGGGCAGCTTGGAGCGTGCCTTGGTTGCCTTATTCTTGGCTCCTACGGGCTTCTTAACCTTGGGTGGTACTTTCTTAGCTCTCAGGCGTTTAGCCTCAGCCTTGGCCTTTATTTCCTCTAGTGACTGCTGGCGGAAGCCGGTACGTTTCATTACTTTAGTTTTGCAAACCCGTTTAGCTTTGCATCTTTATCCAATAGTAAGTTTTCCAGTGTTTCTACTCTATTTTTTGTAGACTCGATGTCCTGCCACGCTTGAATTAGTTTGTTTATTAGTTTCATATTACTATTCTACATCAATTGACATGGCAATTATTGCGTAATGAATTACTTTCATTAAATCCTTCTTGTTATGCCCGTCTTTCTTTCCGTAACGTTGTGCGTACTTGATTACATTGCCAAGGCAAAAACCTAGTCCGTGGCCTGAGTCTACAATAAAGTCTGTAGCTTGGTACTTATTCTGCGCATAGTGTTGTGAGTACGTGGCGTCAACGTAGGCCTTGATTTCTTCAATCAGTTTATCCTCGTGAAAGATGTAGTTTGGTTTTTTCATTGGTATTGTTGATTATCTAAATAACTAAGCATCATTTCTTCTACACTAGGCCATGGCAGATGCACGGCATATTCCTCTCCTAGAAACTTGTTCAGTACATCATAGCACTTTGTACACTCCTGGTTAGTCATCTGTGTGGTGGAAGTCTTACCTGTCATGGTGAACATGATAGATCGCCACACCTCTTTGATAAACGCAGCGTCAATCGGACAGGAGTAGCCTTCTAGGTCGTTTATGATTGTCTTGCGTTCCACTCCTTTAGCTAGTAGCTCTGTAGATATATTATCAAACAGGACGTGCATTGCTTTGTTGATTTGTGTGCTACGTGGTTGTTCCATACTATTCTTTACCTTCTAACGCTAAGTAGTAATCTTTAATCTCTTCGTCTGTCATCATACAT